TGGTAAATGGAGAACTTCAGATACAGATGATTTCTTTTACGAGATAGAGGAAAAAAAAGATGATTGATAAAATAAAAAGCAAAGCAATGAATTACTGGTCACACAACAAAATTGAATGTGTGGTATTTGCAGTTTTGATTGCTGCATTAATTCTAAAATAATTTAAGTTTAAATTTTATGGAGTACGCTAGGATGGATTACAGATTTACAGCGGTGCTTATAATAATGTTAACTTTATTAGCATTTTGTGGAGGACCACATGTCCAATAAACCACTCAACATATCTGAATCTGCTGCTGTACAGATGCCGATGAAAACGGTTGCTAGCCTTATAATTCTTGTTGGAATGGGCGTGCTCGGCTACACAGAGCTGACGGCGAGATTGGTATCGTTAGAGACATCACGTGAGTTATTTGAAAATGATTTACTTAAAAAAAGTGAACAGGTCCCAACGGATCAGGAACAACATTTTTTAATCGAGGATTTATATAAAACCGTTGAGAAGATGGAAGAAACACAAGAGATGAATATGACTAACAAAGTTAATATAGAATTTTTAAGAGAACAATTAGATAAAGCATTGGAAGATATTGAAGGATTAAAAGATAAAGTAAGAGAAAATGGAAAGAGTTACTAGGAAAATATTTGATTACATCCACGAGATGAAAAGAACGCTAACAAATAAACGTTTAGCCAAAGATTTAAGAAAAGAAGTAGAAACAGGTAAGCATGGTACACAAAAATATGTACTAAAGCAAGGTCCCAACAAAGGTAAAACATTATGATAGTTGAAGGAGTTGTAGCTCTTTGTATGTTTATTCAAGGAGAGCTGAAGGAACACAGAATCCAGCCTGCAATGAGTGACTGCCTTAAGGGGAAGAGGGTTGCGGAGCGTGATAAAACTGATTCTATTGATTATAAATGCGGTAAGGTAACAGCAGAGCTCGAAGATAATATTGATGGTAGCAAAACAATTAAAAAAATTATCGAAGAATAACCCATTTGCCAAGGCTTTAAAAACCTTTACACAAAAGATTGTACCTGATAAAAAAAAATATGACCGTAAAAAAATCAAAAAACCCATTTCCATTCAAGACTGAAGTTGTTACCGGTGAATGTGATGCGTGTAAGTTAACTACATTGTTAGTTGGTATTGATGGTACTTTTTATCGTTGTATAAGTTGTGGAGAAGATCTTGAACAAAAAGTAAATGGTGTAATCAAATATATTAAAGTTGATAGACACACAGATCTCACAGCTCATGGCAAAGATTAAATTTACACATTTTATACCAAGAGATAAGCCTAAAAAAAGAGGGCCTCGACAACATAAAAAAAATCTCAATAAGGGAGAGAAGCGTCAAAAGAAACAAACGCGCTATAAAGGTCAAGGTTAAATATGAAATTTTTATTAACGGTTTATATCTGCTCTGCAATGAGTGGAGAATGTTACACTAACAAAGATTATCCAAAAGTATTTCCAGATCATCACGATTGCATACGTGCAGGTTTATCTGAGTCTTATGAAATTATATATGCAGAGGGTAATTTTACAAAAGAAGACATAAATAATAATCAATTATATCCTAAATTTACATGTATTCCTGCAAAAGATGAGGGTAAAATAGTTACTTAATTGTCTGCCGGAGCTTAGAAAGCTCACGGCAAACAAAAGGTGTGAGAAGAGATCTTCAGAATACACCAAAAAATATTTTCTTGCAACACTTGATTTATTGTTGTAGTTTCCCATATATTAATACAAATAAATACAAATGAAAGTGAGAAAACAATGGCAGATCCTGCAAAATTTAAGTCGGTTAGTGTATCCGTATCGACTTATAAAATACTAAAATATCTTGGAGACGGAAAAATTACAGATGCAGATTTAACTGTAAGTAAAACAATTGAAAGTCTAGCGAAAAAAGAAGGTAAAAAACATGGATACAAAAACGGAAAAGCGTAAAACTATTTGCCCACAATGTAAGGGCAATGGCTATGTTAGAGCTCTTGTTGAAGAAGGTAGAGAAGAGTTGATAGCTGATTGTAATAAGTGTGATAACCAAGGAGAGTTAAATGACTGAACTAAAAGACGAACATTTTGAAGTTATAAGTGAGAATAGAGGAAGAGAACACGAAAAGAAAAATTATAGACCTCTATCCCATGATCTATTTATTGAAGAAAGTTTAATAGATGGTCAAGGTTTATTTGCATCAACAGATATACCTAAAGGAACTGATCTAGGTATTTGTCATTATCAAATAGAAAAAGATAAGATGAGTCCGGTTGAATTAATAAGAACACCACTTGGTGGATTTATTAATCATGAGCCACTTGTCTATAACAATATGGAAGAGAAGAAAGAACTTTCTGGTCCTAATTGTGAAAAGATAAAATCTAGACCCGATGGTGCAAAGACTGAATGGAATCTCGTAACGCGTAAGGATATTAAAGCAGGTGAAGAGTTAACTATTCACTATACTTTTTATAAAATATAATGGACGACAGAGGACCCGCAGATCTAGAAAGAAGAATAGATGATCTTAAAAAAAGAGTTGATCATTATGAATCTTTAGATAAACAAGAACTCATTGACAATCTAACTATGACTAAAGCTCAGTTACTTACAGCGGAGAAAGAAATAGATAGACTCAATGAGTATGTCCAAGTAATGGAGTTAGAAGAAATATCTAAAAAGTTATAATGACTGATGATGAAGAAGAAAAGATTCTAAAAGATTTAAATCCCAAAGAAGCAATAGATATCTCTACAGTTATAACTACCCATCACATTGCACCTAATCAATATTTTATGTTTAGAACCGGTGGACCACATTTTTTTAGTAAATGTAAGAATAAAGAACTTGTCAATGCCAAATATTTAGATCTGTCTTGGCCATTTATTTATAATACTAAAGGTTCAAAAAATAGAATAATCACTGGAAGCATTGCTAAAAGTAAAGCTACGTCAGGTTATGTTTATTGTAAACTTCATGACGCTAGTGAAAAAAGAGAAATGCAAGACTTTAGAAATGCTGCTAGAAAAAATATTAGAGAAGTTTATAAAGAACATGAATTTCTTATGCATCGGTTGGTAGCGTTTGCTTTTGTACCTAATGATGATTCAAACAAAACAATAGTAGATCATATAAATGGTAACCGTTGTGATTATAAAATAACAAATTTAAAATGGGAAACATTAAAAGGAAACTCTAGAGGATCTGCCGGACAATCATCAGATCCAGATGCTGTCTATGAAATAGTAAACCAAACACTTTGGTTTCATGGTAAGATGGGTGAGTATGAGGGCGCTAAAGAATTATATAATAAACATAAGGAACAAGCGGTCAAACAATTAAATTTTTTTGAAATATTTGAAAAGGAGTTAAAAGATGAAACACAATAACTGTTTTATATACCCGAAGACGGTACGCGAAGCAATTGATGGTAAACGTCATTATGATACCGGTAAAGAAAAACTACCGAGTGTTACAACTATATTATCAGCTACACAAGATCCGGAGAAGGCTAAGAGTCTGCAGGCGTGGCGTGATCGTATTGGCGAGGCCAGCGCGACGCGGATCGTTGATGAGGCAGCAGCCCGTGGGACTGCGATGCACAAGATATTAGAAAGGTATGTTGGTGAACAAGGTTATTTAGATCTAACACAAGTAGGACTCAACGCACATAACATGGCCGTTAGAGTCATAGAGCAGGGTCTATGTAATGTTTCTGAGTATTATGGTATCGAATGTACTCTTTTCTATCCAGGGTTATATGCAGGTCAAACAGACATGGTTGGGATTCACAAAGGCCAAGATGCTATTATAGATTTTAAACAAACAAACAAACCTAAAAAAGCAGAATGGATAACAGATTATAAACTTCAATTAGCAGCTTATGCTATGGCACATAACTATATGCACAAAACAGAAATAACCAAAGGTGTGATTATGATGTGTAGCAAAGATAATTATTATCAAGAGTTTGTAGTTGAAGGTAATGAGTTTAAAGAATATCAACATAAATGGTTGGGAAAGGTGAGTGAATATTATGAACATAAAAGAAAAAATGACGAAGCTAGACAGTCTAGCGAGAGCAGTGAAGAATGCGCCGAGTCCGGGGATGAAACAAATCTGGACGGATAAATGGTATTCTTTAGTTAAAGAATATGCAAAAACAATACAGAGTATGCAGGTGTCTAAACCTGATCCATACAATGAACACTTAAATAAAACAAAGGGAGAACGTTAAATGAGCATGCGTGTAAGAGATTTGCAACAGTACCTTGGCAAATTTACAGAAAATCAAAAAGGTACAGCAATATCTAATTGTCATATTTATATTGAAACAGAGAGTGGTGCATTAGAAGAAATAAGAAGAATTGAAATACAAGAAAATAATATTATTGGTCATCCAGAACCTACACGAATGGTTTTAAAAAGTGAAAACATTAATAGGTTTAGATCTAAAACCTTTAGACAGAGTTAAGTTATCCCCAGGGATAGGGGTGGAAGCGAGAGTGGAAGCCCCATTAAACACTTGACATTATCCTAGAATATCCTATAACACAATCTGATGAAAGCTCAAGGGCGTCCAAATCTTGCCAATGGCATTTCCCTGTACGTTAGCGATGACCGCAAGGTAGCAACCTGGAGTTTGCTCGGCTGTGAGTACGTGCACGGAAAGCAGTCGGGTTGATATGAATTTAGAACCATTCTAAAGTAATTGTGGCAATGGTATGACAACTGCAGTTTTATGCGGGTTTTTGATCTGTGCCATACATAAGTAGAATCTTGGGGGTATAAGTTTTTTTTTCTATCAAAAAAAAGTCGGTGGCACAGTGGCACAAAGGGTGTTTTTGGCTTATTAGTGTTGGTATTAGCAAGTAATAGCTGTGCCAGAGGGTCAATTTACAGTGGCACACCGTGGCACAACATACTGTTTTACGCCAATTCTATGTACTCTGCGCGCGGGGATTTTTTTGTTTTCAAAAATAAAAAATTTGCCTAAATATTTCTCTTATAGTAAAAAATCTGTATGCCAAAATCCAGAAAGAAATCTAAGTATAGACATGTTGTAATTAAGAATAAAAAATATTATTTTTATTCTATAACGTGGCTGGACATCACGGGTGACAGCGGGCACGCTACATCAGAGGAGTTTACAAAGTTTAATCCAAGTGTTATGATTACACAGGCTTATTTATTTAACAAAGATAAAAAAAATGTTAAAACATTTGCCAGTTACGAAGAGAATGAGGAATTATTCTCTGATAGAAATGTATTCCCAATTGGGTGTATAATTAAAATGGAGAAAATAAACATATGAAAAAATTAAAACCATTACCAAAAGGTAAAAAATCAAAGGGATTAAAAAAACTCCCTAAACAAGTTAGAAATAAGATGGGCTTTCTTAAAAAAGGTGGCAAAGTTAAATAATGGCTAAACTATGTCCAGCAGGCAAAGCTGCCGCAAAGAAAAAATTTGACGTTTATCCCAGTGCATATGCAAATATTTGGGCTTCTAAATATTGCAAAGGCAAAGTAGGTCGTAAGAAAATGAAAAGTGGTGGACTTACAAGCAAAGGCATGGGCTGTGCAATCAGATGAGCGGTCTAAAAAAATGGTTAGATGATAAATGGGTTGACATAGGTGCACCCAAAAAAAATGGTAAATATCAACCATGTGGAAGAAAATCTGCCAAAGGTTCAAAAAGAAAATATCCTAAATGTGTACCTCTAGCAAAAGCAAGATCAATGAGCTCATCACAAAAAACATCTGCAGTAAGAAGAAAAAGAGCAGTATCTAACAAAGGACCAAAACCAACCAATGTTTCAACATTCGCAAAGAGAAAGAAATGAAGTCTAAAAAATTTAGATTCGATGGTAGATCAAGACCAACTAATGATACCTACAAAGAAAACTTTAATAGAATTTTTAATCCTACCTTGGTTAAAAATATGCCTAATGTTAAGTGGAAAGAAATCCCACCAGTCAAAGGACCCGATCCTCAAGGAGTTAAATCTGGCACTACTATTTCAAGAAAAAAAATTTAATTTAGCTTTTTTATATTTTCTGGTATCTCAGATTCTTCTGTGTGGATGTCTACTGCTGTACCTTCTATAATATCTTTGTGATCTTTTAATATATCTTTCATTCTAGATTCTAATTCTTGTTCAGATAAATTATCTATATTACCTGTCATAATTAATTTCTGATCTACATACAATCCACCTGCTTTACCACGTGCTACTTCAGCATTGGTTGCAGCACTCCAGGCACCTTTTGCTCTAGCGTCATCTCTAATTTTTGCAAGCTCTGTAATATGTCTTTCAAATGATATGCCATACTTTTCCTGAACTTCTGCTCTTAATTCACCTATATATCTGACTACCAACGGAGATATTTTTGGGTTTCTTAATTCACTAGCTGCTTGTCTAGGTCTAGTTTTATAGCCTGCTTCCTTTGCACATTCCGCTGGGGACATACGTCCCTCATTGTAAACTAGCAATTCTGCAAACTTTATTTGTCTCTCTGTTAATTTTGCTGGCACTCCCATAACTTGACTTATAACGTAACTTGACGTACAAGTCAATGTACATG